CTGAAATCGAAGAAGCCGCAAAACCAAAAAAAGGCAAAACTCTTTCAGCTAAAGATATCAAGCGTGCTCTCGCATCTAAAGGTGCCCAAGCCAAGTCAAAGGACAAAGTCACTTTGAAAAAAGCTCCATGGGAATCTAAAGAAGTTGAAGAAGCTGCACTTACTGTTGGCATGAAGCAACCAGTTGATATTGATGACACCGAAGAAAAAGGTCACATGGATGCAGTAAAGGCAAATAAGGCTGGTCCTACTGCTAAGCAACCTAAGAAAATCAAGGAACTACGTAAATGATCGAGAAAAAAGGCTGGCTGAAAAATGCCGAAGCGCGCACTAATGGTTTTTACATCAATGGTAAAAAAGAAAAAGGTGCACGTCTGACTCAGGCTGAGGTCGATGCATGGAATGGTGTAAAAGCCAAACCTGCCCCGGCTCCTGTCGTTGAAGAAGTGGTTATCGAAGAAGCTCCTGTCGAAGAGGCAGTTGTTGAAGAAAAACCTAAAACCTTCTTTAAGAAAAAGAAATCTAAAAAGTAGAATAAATAGTCCTGTGATTAATAATTTACAGTGAGATAGGACTATGCAACTTTTTGATGAATTGAATAATGATAACTTCGTCCTCTTCGCATCGAGGCACTATAACAATAATCAGTGCGTCGATGTCGAAGAGTTCTACGAAGACCTGCAAAGGTTTAAGTATCTAAAAAGATTATTCAGCCGTTATGAACAAGGGGATTTGCAGGAACGTTTGATCATTAACCATCTCATTGTACTATACAATGTGTTTGGGATCAGACCTGCAAATAAAATGATTTTTTATAAGGTCGATGAAAAACATTGGCCGGTATTGAAACCCTTTCTGGTATTTTTAAATTACCTTCCAGAAAGTGAATATGTGGATATACCCCTTGACCAAACAATTGTAGAAAAACTGAGGGCACTCTAATGGGAATCGTATCAAGAGCAGCAGACACGTATTACACGTATCGTCTTGTGCGTACTCTTGCCACTGACTGGACAGATCAAGAAGCATATGATCTGGGCATCATTGACGAGAAGGGCAAAGTATTACGTAAATCGAATACGCTCAAGACCTCCCAAGAGAAGTCTGCCTATACGCTCTTCCATCGATTGTCTTTTAACCTAAAGAGAATTCTTGAGGCACTACCATTTGGTAGAACAAAGCTTGCGTCTTTTGCTGCAGCACTGTTTCTCATTAAAGAAGAAACAGGATTGTCAGAAGATCAGATCAAGAAGATTCTCGACGATATGGAAGTCGATTTCGGTGATGACTTGAACGAGTCAAATTGGAATATGATAGATGATAATGTTCTCTCTCCTGGGTCTTATCATCTATTAGAAGATATTGCATCACCGAGTACCGGCGAATATATCGCAAAGAAGGGTACACACGTTATTGTTGATGTTAACTGTGAAGCAGTTGATAACCTGCTTGGAACACCTATTTTTGAAGTAAACCATGTTCCAACTAAAACAAAAATCTATGTATCACCTAAGGATCTAGTAAGATGAAAAGCTTTAAAGAATACGCCGAAGAAATTAAAAAAGAAGAAGTTGCGGCCAACTCAGTGGCAGGAGGTGGAGTCGATATGAATCCTACCGGAAAGCCAAAGAAGATGGATCGCAGGTCTAAGTACCATGTAGAAAAGATGTTTAAAAGATCACAAGGCAGTAGATAATGTTTGCATCTATTAAGATTGCATTACTGTTTGTTGTTTTAGCCGGTGCCGGAGGTGGAGTATTCTATGTAAAGAAACTTCAGTCTGATCTGGATATTGCACAGGCAAATGTGGCTAGGATGGAAGTTGCCGTACAAACAAGCGAAGCTTCTCTCAAGCTGGTCCAAGAAGAAACAGTACGCCTTGGTGAACTGAACCAACAACTTGGTGCCGATCTACGTAGAGCAGAGCAGTACGGTGATGAACTACGTAACACTCTAAACAAACATAACCTAACACACCTTGCTAACAAGAAGCCTGGACTTATCGAAAATAGGATGCAAAATGCGACTGATCAATTATGGGACGATCTTGCTGACATTACTAACCCTGACCGGATGCAGCAGCCTGCTGATTCCGGAACCCAAGGTAGTAACAGTAACTAACACAGTAAAGACTACTGTACCTATCGTTGCTGCTCCCAAACAAGTACAATTAAATGATGTAAAAATTTATGTGGTGTCCGCCGAGAACTATGATGAATTCGTGAAAGAATTTGAGGCTAAAAACGGTGCGGATGCATACATTGCCATTTCTGTAAAGGACTATGAAAACCTGGCTCTAAACTTCGCTGAGCTCAGGAGATATATAGAACAACAGAAGGAAATTATACTGTACTACGAAGAAGCAGTAAAACCCGAAGAAGAACCACAACAAGAATAATTTCAATTCCGCTAAAAAAAGTGTGTACATTGAGAGTGGTTTAGTGTATAATATAATTAATATTGAAGCGGAGTAAGAAATGAACCAAATTATTAAAGTCTCCAAGCGAGACGGGCGTACCGAGCCCTTTGATCTAGATAAAGTACACCGTGTACTTGAGTGGGGCACCGATGGTATATCTGGTGTTTCTATCTCTGAAATCGAACTGAAAGCGAATCTTCAGTTGTACAATGGTATCAAAGCATACGATATCCATGAGCTGTTGATTAAGTCTGCTGCAGAGCTTATCTCTGATGCGACTCCTAACTACCAGTACGTGGCTGCACGTTTGATTAACTATAAGCTTCGTAAAGAGGTGTATGGCCAATTTGAACCATGGTTGCTATCTCACCTGATTGAGAAAAACGTTGAACGTGGAGTATATGACGCCGAGATCTTGGACAAGTACACTAGTGAAGAACTTGAAAAACTAAATGGATATATCCGCCATGAGCGTGATGACCTGTTTACATATGTTGGCATGGAGCAGTTTCGTGGTAAGTATCTAGTACAAGATCGTACTACCAGGGTCCCGTTTGAAACTCCTCAAATGCTGTACATGATGATCGGTGCAACGTTATTTGCAGAGTATCCAGAGGGGTCTAGACTAAAATGGGTAAAAGAATTCTATGACGCGGTGTCCCAGTTCTACATCTCGTTACCGACGCCTATTATGGCGGGGGTCAGAACTCCTACACGCCAGTTCTCATCGTGTGTACTTATTGAGAGTGGCGATTCTCTCGACAGCATCAACTCAACGACCACGTCGATCGTCAGGTATATTTCGAAAAAAGCTGGCATCGGTATTGGAGCGGGTTCAATTAGAGCTATTGGATCTCGCATTGCTGATGGAAGTGTTGTACATACGGGACTTATACCATTCCTTAAGTACTTTCAATCAGCTGTCAAAAGCTGTTCACAAGGTGGGGTCCGAGGAGGAGCTGCAACAGTTTACCTCCCAATCTGGCACCTCGAATTCGAAGAACTCGTAGTACTCAAGAATAACAAAGGTACCGAAGAAAACCGTGTTCGTCATATGGACTATGCATTCCAGTTTAATAAACTGATGTATGAGCGTCTGCTGACTGGCGGCAACATTACACTATTCTCACCTGATGACGTACCAGACTTGTACGAAGCATTTTATGCTGACCAGAATAAGTTTAAAAGGCTTTACGAAAAGTACGAAGCCGATCCAAAGATCCGCAAGAAAGAAATGACTGCGATTGATGTCTTTAGTCAGTTCTTGACAGAGCGTAAAGATACTGGACGGATCTACCTAATGAACGTAGATCACGCAAACGATCACGGTGCCTTTATTCCAGAAGTAGCACCGATCAAACAATCTAACTTGTGCTGTGAGATTGACTTGCCAACAAAAGCTTTATCGTCTGCCGATGATGCTGAAGGTGAAATTTCATTGTGTACTCTTTCTGCAATTAACTGGGGAATGATTAATAATCCAAGTGAGTTTGAGAAGTATTGTGCAATTGCTGTACGTTCTCTTGATGCATTGTTGGACTATCAAGCCTATCCTGTTCCTGCAGCTCAACGTTCTACTATGGCTCGCCGGCCGTTAGGTGTGGGTATTATTAACCTTGCCTACTTCTTGGCAAAACGTGGTCTAAAGTATAATAGCGAAGCTCTTCCAACTATTGACGAATACGCCGAAGCTTGGTCATACTACTTGATTAAAGCATCTGCTGATCTTTCTGCTGAGAAAGGTACGATCTCTGGTAACAAAGAAACAAAGTACGGATATGGTATTACACCAAACCAAACATACAAAAAAGAAGTTGATGACCTTGTCCCTAACAACGAGCGTATGGATTGGGAAGGACTTCGTGCACAATTAAAAGAAACAGGTATTCGTAACAGCACTCTTATGGCTCTTATGCCTGCCGAGACTTCTGCTCAGATCAGTAACTCTACGAATGGTATTGAACCACCTCGTGCTCTTGTATCTTATAAGCAATCAAAAGATGGTGTAATGGCTCAGGTTGTTCCTGGCTATCATCACCTGAAAAACAAATATGATCTGCTGTGGGATCAAAAAACACCAGAAGGTTATCTGCAAGTATGTGCAGTATTACAAAAGTATATCGATCAAGGTATCTCTGTCAATACATCATATAATCCGGATCACTTTGAAGAAGGCAAAGTTCCTATGTCTCAATTGATTAAAGACATGGTTACCTTCTATAAATATGGTGGCAAGCAACTTTACTATAATAACACTCACGATGGTGCAGGCGAGATGCCGGATGATGATTCAACCGACTTACCATTTGCTGATATCGATGATGATGCATGCGAAAGCTGCGTAATTTAAACTAAATCTAACCATTAGAAAGCTCTCCTCACCGAGAGCTTTTTAGTCTCTATAACCCGAAGAGGAAACTAAATGTCATCTATCTTTAAGAAAAAAAGTAAGTCCCACCTTACTTCTACTATGTTTTTTGATGAAAGTGTTGACGTCGCTCGTTATGATACCTTGAAATATCCTCAACTTGATAAGATTACTGATAAGCAACTTGGATTCTTTTGGCGTCCAGAAGAGATTGATGTATCAAAGGACAAATCAGACTTCGCGGCTCTCACTGATTTTGAGAAACATATTTTTACATCTAACCTGAAGCGTCAAATCCTGCTTGACTCTGTACAAGGCCGTGGACCATCTGAGACACTGATGCCAGTTGCATCTATTCCAGAGATTGAACCATTGGTTATGACCTGGACCTTTATGGAAACAATCCATTCTCGTTCTTATACACATATTATTCGTAATGTGTATGCCAATCCATCTAAGATTTTTGATGAGATGCTAGACATTCCTGAGATTACGGATTGTGCTGAAGACATTTCTAAGTACTATGATGACTTCATTGAAGCAACAAAGTGGCATGATTTGCTAGGTCCTGGTACTCACCAAGTCACATCTAACCGTGAAGCACGTAACATTGTAGTAAATGAATATGAGCTGAAGAAGAAACTTTGGTTGGTTCTGAACTCAATCAACATTTTGGAAGGTGTTCGATTCTATGTTTCGTTTGCATGCTCATGGGCGTTTGCAGAACTGAAGAAGATGGAAGGCAACGCAAAAATCATTAAGTTTATTGCACGTGATGAGAATACTCACCTTGCTGCATCACAAACCATTCTTAAATTGCTTCCTAAAGATGATCCAGACTTTGTGACTATTAAAGAAGAGTGTGAACAACAGGTGATAGATATGTTTGTTCAGGCTGTCGATCAGGAAAAAGAATGGGCACATTACCTGTTTAAAGATGGATCTATGCTTGGCCTAAATGAGAAACTTCTTTCTGATTACGTTGAGTGGATTGGCACAAAACGTATGCGTACCTTGGGATACCAATCACCATACCAGACTTCTCAGTCTAATCCTCTTCCATGGACAGAGAAATGGATTGGTGGCGGAAACGTACAGGTTGCTCCTCAAGAAACAGAAATCAGTTCTTATGTTATCGGTGGTGTAAAACAAGATGTCAATGAAGACACACTTAAGGGACTCTCTCTATGATTAAACTATATACAAGAAACACTCCGCCTTGCTCATATTGCGAGGCGGCAAAAACCCTACTCAATGTGAAAAATATCGATCACGAAATTGTTGTGGTAGGTCCAGATGGAGACATTACAAAAGAGCAATTGATTGAATTGTTTCCAAACGTACGTACCTTTCCAGTCGTTCTAGATGGCTCTGACTATATTGGTGGATTTAAAGAACTCAAAAACTGGGTTTATTCAAATGATATGTCAGGGCTCAGCATATGACAGAGCATGAATGTATCGAATGCGGATGTCATTTTAACGTAAAAATGGTGCATGAAGACTCTGAGGATGAAGTGGTTTACTGCGTCAGCTGTGGATCTGAGCTAGACGATGATCTAGATGAGAACTTTTATGACGATGAGGATTATCTATAAATAGACCATATGGCAATAATATGGTACATTTATGGAACAGTGGATATACAATGAACAACCTTTTGAACCAGCCCAACTTGAAGAATGGGCTGGTTTTGTTTACTTGATTACTGACTTAGAGAATGGAAAAAAGTATGTGGGCAAAAAAAGCTTCTGGTCGACACGCCGTCTGCCACCTCTTAAAGGGCAAAAACGTAAGCGAGTCAAGAAGTCAGAATCAGACTGGCAATCCTACCACGGTTCCAGCGAGCAAGTTAAGCTACTTGTTGAAGAGTCCGGAAGCGAACGCTTTAAACGGGAAATCATAAGACTGTGTAAAACAAAGGGGGAAATGTCTTACTTCGAAGCGAAGGAGCAGTTTGACCGTGATGTACTATTCAGGGATGATTACTACAACGAGTTTATTGGTTGTAAAATACATTCAAATCATGTAAAAAACTGTGTACAAACCGACGAAGACTTGATATAATAATACCATGAGTGAAGATAATATAATACAATTTCCTTTCGGTGAGATCCGTAACCCTCTTGTGGATCCAGGACTTCCTACCGAAGTAGATATCGCATCTGACATGCTTGAGGCAATGTTAGGTGTATTGATCGACGCTGAATATCACCCTAGGGCAGATACTCAACTTCAGCAAGATCTGGGGCTTATACTCAATCTACTGTACGCTATCATGGCAAGAGTGCATGGCAAAGAGCACTTCCTGCATGGGGTTATTGACGAATTATCTTTAACATTAAGTGAAATAAAAGAAGAGCTAGAGAATGATAATCATTGATTTTAATGGTATTGCTGTTGGCAGTATCATCACACAAAAGGTAAATATTGACGAAGATATGATTCGTCATATAATCCTAAATACAATCCGCATGTATAATAAAAAGTTTCGGGCCGAGTATGGCCAAATGGTTATTGCATGTGACAGTAGTTCATGGCGTCGTGACTACTTCCCTAATTACAAGTTTAAACGTCGTGAAGGACGTGAAGAATCTACTATGGATTGGGGAGAAGTATTTCGTATCATCAATATGGTACGCGAAGAAATACGTGAGAACTTTCCTTACAAAGTATTGCATATTGATAAGTGCGAAGCTGATGATATCATTGGTGTACTTACCGACAATACTCAAGAGTTTGGTCAACATGAAGAAGTCATGATTGTCTCGGCTGACAAAGACTTTATTCAGCTTCACAAATATGACAACGTGCGCCAGTATTCTCCTATGACTAAAAAGTTCATTAAGGATCCTAACCCACGTACATACATTACTGAACATATCTTCAAAGGTGACTCCTCAGATGGTGTTCCTAATGTCCTTTCTGGTGATAACACTTTTGTTGATGGCATTCGTCAGTCACCAGTAACGCAAAAGAAAATCGCTGCATGGATGGCAGGTATTGAAGATCTGCAATCAGTTATGGACAGCGAAACATACCGCAACTATTGCCGTAATAAGAAGCTGATTGATCTCTCCGAGATCCCAGAAGACATTCGTACTAATATTATAAATACATACGAATCCACCAAAGCAGCGTCAAAACTGAAAGTACTTAACTTTCTTATTAAGAAACGCTGCAGAATGCTAATTGAATCTGTTGAGGAGTTTTATTAATGGCAGTAAATAGAGTTAAGAATCTTACAGTGCATGAGATTCTTACACGTGTAGGAACACGGCAAACAAAAGAAGAACGTATTGAGGAGCTAAAGAAAAACAATTGCCTTGCTCTTCGTGACATTCTTAAGGGAGGCTTTGACGACTCAATTGAATTTATTCTGCCCGAGGGTGCTCCTCCATATAATCCTGCCGATGAAAGAAACCCACCTAGCAATCTTCACAAGATGTCAAAGCAGTTTCGCTACTTTGCCGTAGGTGGACCAGGTGAGCGTTTGCCAAGTGTGCGTGTAGAACAGATGCTTATTCGAATGTTAGAAGTAATCCATCCACGTGACGCTGAGTTGGTTATCGCAGTAAAAGATAAAAAGCTTACCGGAAAATATCGCGGCCTAACTAAAAAACTTGTACAGGAGACGTTTCCAACGCTCATCGTGAAGTAGTCATTTATATAAATAAATGTATGAGACTACTCAGCGTTAATAATAACAATAAAGTATTTCTCTAGCACCTTGGGGCTGGCGCATTTTGCGTCGGCCTTTTTTTTGTTTAGTAACATGGAGGATCCTAAAATATCTAACCATCGCCGGCAAACTCAACAAGCGAAAAGGAGCCAACGAATGTACGGTTCTCAAATTGAAAGACTAAAACGTGACTCGAAAGAGCTTAAACATTACATACAACGAGTGGAGCAAACAGGTAATAAACATTTAGCGTATAAACTTCAAAAGAAACATGAATATCTCTCAAGCCGGATTGAAGACATTCGTGAGGAGCTAAGGAGCGCATAAAGTAGTGTACATCCCTCTACTTTTGTTGTATAATATACTAATAATTGTAGAGGGATGCCTACCGTGGTCCAGCAAACTATACCCGAAAAGATTAAACAAAGACGCTCACAGATGCTAGTCCATTCGTGTTTATACTACGATATGGACGATTCGATCATTGATGATCATACATGGCAACGGTGGGCCGATGAATTATCGGAGCTACAAAATGAATATCCCCAACACTGTAAAATTGGATTCTTTGACAAAGAATTCGTCGGATGGGACGGAACCTCAGGATATCACCTCCCTCTACGAGACCCGTGGGTGCGAAATAAAGCAACTCAAATTCTCTCTTATAGCGAAAAAAACTGTGTACAACCTGAAGAAGACGTGATACAATATACAGGTAATCTAGAGGAATTTATGTAATGAACCTTTTTGTCCTTGACCAGGATCCAGTCAGAGCTGCTCAACTTCAGTGTGATAAGCACGTTGTCAAGATGATAGTTGAGTCTGCACAAATGCTTTCAACTGCACACCGCATGCTTGATGGCGTTGAAACCCGCCGTCCATCTAAGTCCGGTAAGACAATGTCCAAATATTGGGAATTGTCTGATGACCGTGAAAGCGTTATGTACAAGGCTGTTCACATGTATCACCCTTGTACTGTCTGGACAATGATTAATCTTTCTAATTATGATTGGCACTATAAACACTTTATCGCACTTTGTGATGAGTATCAGTATAGATACAATAAGGTGCATGCCACTGACAAACTGCTTCGTTATTATCTTCGTTGGCCTCCAACAAATATTCCTCTTGGAAAATTGACTAAGCAGCCTCTTGCCATGAAATCTAACCCAGAATGTATGTTCGAAGATATTGTCAGGTCGTATCGTGCATTCTATCAAACGAAACAAGAACGGTTCTCTATGGCATGGACGAATCGTAAAATACCGGAGTGGTTTAATGTCGCAACAGGATAAACAAGAAACACCAGAACCATGTGAGTGTGGATGCGGTGGTTGCGAAAAGCAACAAAGTTACGATGCATACATACTAGAGATGCTTAGAAAAGAGCGGAAGGCCCCCATACTAAAATAGGAAACATTATGCCAACTTATGAATATGAAGATACGCGAACAGGTGAGAAGTTTACTACGTACTCTTCTTGGGAAGAAAGTAAACAGATGCTTGAGGACAATCCGTATCTTACTCGGGTTATTGGAGCACCAAGAATTATCGGTCAAGCCGGTACAAATTTGAAAGTCGATGACGGTTTTCGTGAAGTTATCTCAAAAGTAAAAGAAACTTACAAAGTCAATAACATTAAGGACTACTAATGGCGTTATCCCATAAGATAAAGCTCGAAGACATGATTAGTGTCGAGCCACTAACTCCTAACCAGGTAAAGGCATTTAAAGCGTATGAAAAAAACAGATCACTCGTCCTTGCCGGATCGGCAGGAACTGGTAAAACATTTATGGCGTTATCCTTGGCTCTTGAAGATGTACTTGACCGAGAAACCTCGTACGATAAAGTAGTCATCGTACGTTCTATTGTACCTACTCGTGACATTGGTTTTTTACCTGGTAACGAGGATGAAAAGAAAGATGCTTACACTGGCCCATATCGTTCGGCATGTTCTGAACTGTTCGAAGATCCAGAAGCCTTTCCTAAACTAGTTACTGCGAATAAAGTAGATTTTCTTTCTACTTCCTTTATTCGTGGTATGACAATCCAAAATTCTATTGTGATTGTTGATGAGATGCAGAACCTAACTTTCCATGAGCTAGATTCTGTTATTACGCGTATTGGTCAGAACTGTAAATTCATCATGTGTGGTGATTACTACCAGTCTGACTTCGATAAAGAAAGAGACAAAAACGGAATTCTTAAGTTTCTAGAAATTATTGAGCAACTCCGTAACTTTGAAGTTATTGAGTTTACATGGGAAGATATTGTTCGTTCAGACTTCGTGCGTGACTATATCATGACAAAGGAAATGCTAGAGAAAGATGGCAAAATTTAATCGATTCGATCCCCGCAACAAGAAGGCAAATAAGCACAAGCAAAAAACTTCTAGCGGATCACAATTTAAACGGATCAAAGAAGTAGTGAAAAAAGGTAAAGCTTATTATGAAACGGAAGCAGTTCGAACACAAGGAGATTAGTCTTGGCTATGAAGATCTTAATGCTGAAACTGGCGCATCTGGGAGAAAGTATCTTGCTCCCAATGGGGTTTCTTACCCTAGTGTCACTACAGTCCTTTCTATCCTAAGTGAAGAAAGCATTCGTGCATGGCGTGCACGTGTAGGTGAAGAAGAAGCAAATAAGGTATCAGCCAGAGCCTCTGGCCGTGGAACTCGTGTCCACCTAATCTGCGAAAAGTATTTAGACAACGAAGAAGACTTTGCTGAGGGATTTACTCCTGATGTTCTTCAGACTTTTCTAACTATGAAAGAAACTTTCGATAATCGTATTAGTGCAGTATATGCACAAGAAGCAGCACTCTATTCAGAATATCTTGGTCTGGCGGGGCGAGTCGACTGTGTTGGAGTCTTTGACGGTAAGCTAAGTATTATCGATTTCAAGACTTCGAAAAAACTAAAGAAGCGTGATTGGATTAACAACTACTTTATTCAGGAGTCTGCATACGCAATTATGTGGGAAGAACGAACAGGTATGCCAGTCACTCAACTTGTTACCATCATTGGTTGTGATGGTGAGGATGAGGCCCAAGTCTTTGTTGAACATCGCGATGACTGGGCACCTAAATTATTGGAGACAATCAATGAATATAAGAGGCGAAAAATCTTTGGCCACTAATGCTCATCATCAGATTGGTATCTGTTGTGAGACTTTATGCGAAAAGAAGGTGGTGCAAGATTACATCTCCGAGCTCGAAAACAAAGTTAAACTGCTTGAACAAGCAAACAAAGTATATGAAAAATTACACAAGAAACTAATGCATGAGTATCCTGAAAAATCCGGATCTTATTTTATCTGTGGTGAAGCAGGTGAAAAAGATGACTGGGGTATTCCATCGCATTTAATGATATGTCCTCAATATGGAGCAGATGGATTTTATGTCTATAAGAAAGAAAAAGACTACAGTAGCCCAGGGTGGTAATGAACTACTCGAAATCCTAGGAATCAAAGGAAAAAAAGAAAAGGACTTTTACTCAGACCGGTCACTCGCCCGGTTACACGAATTCTACCTATCAGGAAATATTGAAAGCTCTGATAACTATATAGAATGGTTTGATACAATTCGCCATGCCGGTGAAAATGATGTAGTCAAGGTATACATTAACTCTTACGGCGGAGATCTATTCACTGCTATTCAATTCATGCGTGCGCTTGGAGAAACTCCAGCTACTGTTGCTGTTTCTGTTGAAGGTGCATGTATGTCAGCTGCTACTATGGTATTCCTTACTGCAGATATGTTTGAAGTATCGGCACACTCAATGTTTATGTTCCACAACTATTCTGGTGGTACATTTGGCAAGGGCGGTGAAATGCTAGATCAGTTGCAGCATGAACGTACTTGGTCTGAGAAGCTTTTGCGAGAAGTGTACACTGATTTCTTGACAGATAAAGAAATCGACCAGATGCTCGATAACAAAGATATCTGGATGGACGGTGACGAAGTTGTCAAACGTCTGAAGGCAAAGGCAAAGAAAGTCAAACGTAGCTCTAAGAAGGATGAAGACTAATATTACAAAAATCTAAAATAACTGTGTACATTCCCATTGATTTGTTGTATAATAATACCAAATTAACAAAGGAATTATATAATGTATGCAAATAGTGAAAAAACAATCCTGGTCGATGCAGATGGAGTTCTGCTCGACTGGGTTTACTCGTATTCTGCTTGGATGGACCGTCATGGTTACCAAGTAGTTGAACCAGGTGGTTATCGAATGGATAAACGTTATGGTCTAGACCGGTCTGAAGGCGAAAAGCTTTGCCGAATGTTTAATGAATCTGCGACTATTCGCAAGATTCCACCTCTTCGTGATGCAGTTAAATATGTGCGTAAACTCCATGAAGAGCATGGTTATGTGTTTCGTGTCATTAGCTCTCTGAGCCTGGATACGTATGCAGGTCATTTGCGTACCAAGAATCTTATTGAGTTGTTTGGTCCTTCTGTCTTTGAGTCGTATGTTTACCTAGATACTGGTGCTGACAAAGACGAAGCTCTTGAACCATACCGTGGTAGCAATTGTATCTGGGTAGAAGATAAACCAGAAAATGCTGACCTTGGCATTGATCTTGGTCTAGACTCCGTTCTCATGCAACACGGTTTTAACGCTGATTATGTTGGTATGGCTACTCGAGTTAAGAACTGGAAAGAAATATATAACTATGTTGTAGGGGAATATTAAATGTCAGACCTATTTGATTTCGGCTTTACTGCAATAGATGAAGCCGAATTAGAAGCAGTACAAGAAGCGCGTACTGTAGCTAACGAGCATTCCAGCACCGTTGGCGAACTAGAAGACAAGTTAGATAAATTGTATAATGCAATCATCCCGCTCTTGTCTAATCTTAAAATGAATCCAGATAAAGATTATATCTATTGGCCGAATCGCGTCGAGAAGGTAGAAGCTTTTGAGGATATGATTTCGAAAATTATAAAGGACTAATACAATGAGCTTTGAGCTACAAAAAGAACAACTAGCGGCACTGATCCCGGGCAACAAAGATGTTGATTCCTGGCATGAGGCGCTGGTAAAAGTAATGCCTAAATACGGCATTGACAGTGAACGGCGTGCTGCGCACTTTATTAGTCAGTGCGCGCATGAATCAAACAACTTCCGGTCACTAGAAGAAAATTTGAACTACTCAGCTAAAGCTCTTCGTGCAGTATTTGGCCGTTACTTTGGTGCAGCGCCGAAGCGTGATGCGGATGAGTACCATCGCAATCCAGAAATGATTGCAAACTATGTCTATATGGATGAATTCCGTAAGTACAAAATGGGCAATGTTAACGACGGTGATGGTTGGCTGTTCCGTGGACGTGGCCTGAAGCAACTTACTGGTCGTAGCAACTACACTGCATTCGGTAAGAGCGTAGGCATGACAGCAGAAGAAGCAGCTGAATATGTTGCAACTCCTGCCGGTGCTGTTGAGTCTGCATGCTGGTTCTGGGATACAAATAACCTAAACGCAATTGCTGATACTGATGACGTCGTGAAAATGACCAAAAAGATTAACGGTGGTAACATTGGTCTTGCCGATCGTCAGGCACGTTACGCAAAAGCGTTAGAAGTATTTGGCATGGAAGCTGCTGATCTTGGTACTGATGATGAGTCCGTTGAAGATATCATGGATGATATTGGTGTACTACGTAAAGGTGCAAAGGGCGAAGGCGTGAAGATCATGCAAGTAGCACTTGGCATTGTTGGTGCTGACGGGATCTTTGGTTCCGGAACTGAAGCAGTTCTTAAAAGATGGCAGGGTGAAAACGGTCTGACCCCAGACGGTATTGCTGGTCCTGCTACGTTTGCAAAGTTACTGGATTGATACCATGAAAAAAGTCGCCCTTCTCCTAAGCCTTATGTTGTCAACCGCCGGATGTGCTCATGCCAATGATGAGGATATCCAGAATGTTCCGCCGACATATGACTTTGAGGAGGGCGACTTCATGGTCGATCTTCCACTGTTTTGTGAGATGGATGGTACGGCAGTCTTAGATGTAGTGAATAGCCAAGGGTATAAGCTTGTATTTTTGGCAGAACAAAAAAGTATGGCAGGAAGTATGTTGTACGTTACGGTATTTTTGCATCCCGAGCGTAGAGACTTCTATATCTTCCTCACAAATAAAGACACCGGAGCTATTTGTGAAGTAACTTCCGGTGCCTTAGGTAATGTATATCCATTGACTGATAGAGAGAATATCTAGTTAGCTAATGGATTATCCAATGCTCTTTGGAGCTTAGAGTTTAATCTATCTTCAACATCTTTGATCTTTTGATCTGTAGTATCCCTTAATTGAGACGCCTTCGTATCGTACTGATTCTGAAGAGCGTCTCTTTTATTATCAAATCGTTCTTCTGCGTTTTGGACAATCTGTCTTACGTCATTCTCAGTTTCTCTTACCAACTTTTCAACACGTCTTACTTGTGCATCAAGAATATTGATCCGATCAACTAAGTCGGTTTTATTTTCACGATTTCTTTTTTCAGCTTCATCTAATGACTTTTGCAGTGCATCAAGGCGAATAGTAATCTCTCGATTGTTATTACCAAGCATTGCTTCGATTTCATTGTTTCTATTCTCGATAGTATCTACATCGATATTCTGTACGATTTCTCGCATATCCATATAGTCTTTATAGAATTCAAAACCTGCCCAAGCACCACCACCCAAGGTTGAAAGTGCGGTGAGGACAATCATCATCTTACCACCACGGAAAGTCATTCCCGCAAATTCAAACTCAGCCATAGTTTAGTCCTCTTTTTTCCACATTGTCCAAGCACCGTATGCAATCATGCCATAAGCAATAAGATTCAGCGGTGCAATTATCATGGCGATGCC